AAGGTTCTGTAACAAGATTTGGTTCATTTTAAATAACCTAACATTCCTAAAGTTCCAACAATAAGACAAATTAAAAGGACCGTAATCATACCGGCAAAGAAAACAAAAGTAATTAAATCATCATATAGTATGGCTTTATCTAATACTCTACCACACCAATCATTCATTCGTTCTAATCTACTTCTCATTTCTTTGCCTTTTTGTTTGGCTTGATTGCTTGTATACCATAACCTTGGCCATCGTATGCATCACTTAATTGTTCACGCATGGCGGCACATTCTTCATTCAACATCTTATTCTCACGAATCAATTCCATATGCACACTTTCAAACAGATTCCACAATTTATTAAACTTCACATCATATAAATTCGCAACGGCAAGAATCTGATTTGATACATCATCTTGTGTAAAATTTAACCAACCTTCAAACAAGCCTTCATCGAGGTCCTTGAGGTCATCAACAACCGACCAACACTTTACAATCTGTTCTTCAAATTCAAATCGATTCATAATATTACCTAAAGTTCATTGCAATGGAGATACGGGTATCATCAGTCATGTTATCACTAACAGAATGTGGTGCCCAACTTGGGAATACAAACAAACGACCCTCAACTGCTGGGTAACTAATCATAGAATAATTCCATTCTTCAGAAGAAGGATCTTTTACTTCCATAGATGAGGATGGCGGATGAAAAGTAATTGAACCATCGTTACCATTAGTTTTCAAATAATACACCGCACTAATGATTGAACCATGATGAGTATGTTGCCTTTGGTGTTGGTGTTTACTTTGGTAATTAATCCAACTTTCAAACAACTCAACCTCACCACCTTTGTATAGTAAGTCATGAAAATATTTTACAACAGCACCAGAAAATTCAGAAAGTCCGGAGATATCATACTTTTCAATGAAATCATTTTCACCAGAAACAAAAGAGGTACGAATATTATCACCCCATGAAGAATCATTCAGGTTCATTTCAATGGCATCTTTGGCCATGTTATATTGTGTTTGAATCAATACACGAGCGGATTCAGGTAAATCTACATGAAATACCGGTGTTGCGAATAGTTTATCTAATGACATTATTTTTTCTCTATTTCTGTTTCTACAAAATGCCTTTGTAATTTATTATCAATAACAAAGGACTCCCAATCACAATCTTTTCGTGTTGCAACAACATACACAAATAATTCTAATAGTTTACTACATTCAAACGGAGTTATGTCTTCCGTTGGAGTTAATTTATAATGTTTATCACTCTCAACTGCTTTAAGAGTAATCTCAGGATAAGTTAATAACTTATTCATCAAATAAATCACCCATCTTATGTTTCAAATATAGATTGGCCACAATTGCCACTATGCAAATGAACAATAGTCCAACTAATAAGTATTTCATTTAATTTCCACACATTGTTTTTGAGTTTTTGTCCAAACATCACCCGTCATATAGTTTTCATACATGATACCATCAATACATTTAAATTTTGGTCCAGTATTGGCAATTGTAAACATTAACCATATAAAAGTAGTCAATAAAACCACAACACCAAAAAATACAAATACATTCGCTTTCATAATTTACCTTTCACCTTATTGAAGTATACTGTTTCACACCTAGCTTCGGTCGCTATCCGCTTGCCTGCTTTGCACAAGGTATAATACCCATCTAGGTTCGGTATTCTCATGTCATGCTCAATATACTTCAATAAGGTGTCACCGACTTATGGCGCTTCACAGCGAGCTGCGGTGACATAAAAACAATTAAGCTGTTACTGCTTGACCTACAACTTTGTCCTTGGTCTCTACAACTTTCATACCAACTGCTGTTGGTGCACCTTTGTAACGACCATTGGCATCGAATTGGTCAAAGTTAACCAACTGGTACGCTTGAACCTTGCGACCATCTTTAATCACTTTGACAATGCCACCGTCTTTACGAATGTTGTAGATGTTGGTAGACAAACGATATAGAACGGACTCTTGGTCTGTACCGGCGAATACTGCTTGAATTTCTTGCGGTGATACTGGTTTACCACTCAAAAGAACTTGGGTAATTTTCTCATGACGGTTTACCTTACCTGTGCGAACTGTTAAAGCCATTGTATAAAACTCCTAATCAAATTAAACATAATATAAAACTACTTAAAGGAACTACATACCTGATTATACAGGTTACCACTTAAATGGCAACCAGTATACTTCAAGTTTGCCACTTTATTTCTTACCACACTTATCATTATGATATCTACCAATATTTCCTGGATTGGTAACAATACCACAATGAATACATTGAGCACGATTTTGTTTCTGAAATTCAGAAATTTGTTTTCGTTTCTCATCCGACATAGGTTGAGACCATTTATAACCACCTAGTCCGGTTTTACCTTTGTTCCAAGGTGTTTTGCCTTTTCTATTAAAACCACTCAACCAGTTTTTTCTTGCTTCACCAACAATATCTGGACGACCAGGTAAACTACCTCCTTGGCCACCTTCATGCATATTGTATGTTGGTTTTAATTCAGATATCCAATGAATTTCTTTTTCATTTAATTCTTGTTCATTTGTTGCTTCTTCAAGCAATTCAATAGTAAAATTATTGTAACCATAGTACCTCATTGCATTATGCAAATAATAGGTTGAACCATGGTTGGCGGTGTTTCTGTGGTTAGACAACCTTTTGTTTAACGATTGGGTTGTCTTACCCACATAGAAATCACCATTTACATTATTGACCAGTTTATAAATTTTCATTTTTTTCTCCAAGAACACATGATATATTTATGCGTTCTTAGAGTTTTACTTATATTCTGGCATTTCAGTATTAGTTACAACCGATGCTGTGTTGGCTGGACTTTCAACCGTAGCATCAACTTTACTGTAAAGGTCAAGAAAACCTAATTTGGTTTCTTCATCGAATCTTGAAACGCACAATGTAATAGCTTTCATTTTATCATTAAAAATGTTGAATGCTTTTGCAATATGCACCAATCTTCGTGTCGAAATTACTTCATCAACAGCACCTTCCATATAACTCTTGCGAATTACATCTGCCCATTGGCATAAATTTTCAAGAAAAGCTTTATCTTCAATGAGTGGTGCCAAGATTTTCTTCTCAGTTTTCATATCGGGAAATTCTTGCTCTACGGTGATAGGAAAGCGTTCAAGAAAAGCCGAATCTAAGATTTGAGCAAGATATTTGCCTTCATCACTGCCTTGGCCTTTAGTATTTGCCGTTGCAATGATATTAAATCCAGCTTTTGGATAAACCATCTCGCCAGATTTCTTATTGTAGTGTGGTTTGCCTTCCATGATACCTTGTAAACACATCAACTTATTAGAACCACGGTCTACTTCGTCAATCAATAGAATAGCACCTTTCTTCATCGCCTGCAATACAGGACCATCACGATTCACCACATTACCATTAACCAATGTAGGACCACCAAGTAAATCTGTTTCATCAGTTTCAACCGAGATATTCACACGGATACATTCACGATTCAATTCAGCACACACTTGCTCAACCATCAAGGTCTTGCCGTTGCCTGATAAACCAGTAACGAATACGGGATAGAACATCTTAGATGATACAATGTTACGCATATCTTTAAAGAAACCAAACGGTACATAATCTGGATACTTTGCAGGCACGGCAGAATCGGACTCATCAATCAGTTTTGGTTGACGGAACTCCAACACTTGAGCTGGTTGTGCATATGCCATTTCCACCTCAGGTTCAGGATTCTTTACAATCTTTTCAGATTTCTTTACAATCATACCTGAGGGTGGCACTTTGTATTGACCACGGTCATAACGATATTGTGCCTTAGTAACCAACCAATATGGATATGGTGCACCTGATTCATTCACAACTCTGGTAATATCATCACGGGTTAAAATTGGTTCTGAACCAAAGATTTCTTCAGCGGCAACGATAAATGCGGTAGCGTTCTTGTTCATACTGTTTCCTTAAATGAATTCATCCATAGTCCTAAAATTGTTTTGGCTTCATTCTTACTAATGTCAAATGCTTCTTGTAAATACGGTGAGGCACCAAACATATTGGTTACACCAGATTCACGCAGAGTATTTAAATACTCAAATTCTTCAAAATATTTTTCCATAATCAATCCAATAAAATCATATACTCTTTAGGGAAATTGGCAGCAAACCAATCCAAACCTTTACGAACACCGGCATAATCACCGAACAACTCACAACCTTTAATTGTATCATAAACAGCAACTGCTTCAGGTGTAAGCATTACGCCTTCACCACTAAATGGGTTTGTAATAAACTCAGGTACTTCTGCTACAAATATATCTTTATAAGGCAGTTTCATATAGTTCCTCTCTCTCACTCAATACAAACCATTATACAGGTATTGGTGGATACCACAAGCATTATTTGCTGGTCTGTTGTTTTGGTACAACACATTGAAAATCTGCACTTTTGTTGACAAAACCAGTCATAATATGCACTTCCGTTGACATTCCGAGCGATTATAGGTGGTTATTCACACTATTGTTGACAGGCGCCTGGTTTGTGTGTGGAAGTGGTATACCGTTTGATGTAACCGATGGTGCAGTCCTATAGTTTATTACCCTAATCATCTCTCTAATCTGACCAATATCTGCTCGTTTCTCATATGTACCAATGAAGAATCCATGGACTTCTTGGTGTCCACGGAATACATGAACACCGTCAACATGGATATAATCTCCTAATGAACGAGCAAGGCCATCATGATATTTTGCACGAATATAATCCTCAAACTCAGCACGGGTGCCAGCAACAATGAAAGTATAAGTTCTCATTACCTACACTCCGTAACATATTCAACTTCATACCAAGTTTTGGTATCTTCATCATAATACTCCAATACTGGACCTACTTTGTTTTGTAGTGTTTGTTTAACCATGATTTTAGGCAAATTGTGCTCTTTAGCATACGATTCAACTTGTTCAGCAGTAACGTTACGCATGGTGGTCAAATATCTAAGTTTCATTCTTCAACTCCAAAATGTTGTTTAATCTTCTCAATATGTTTAGTGGATTGTTTGTAATGTTCGGTACTATGGCCATCTCGAGCCATGGTTAGTTTAATCTGTTCAATACATTCTCTCACAATCAACTCGGCGAACTTTGCTAAGTCCTGTTGCGTAAACAATCTACCTTCTGTGCTAATAGTAGTATAAGGAGCCTTCTCTACAAGTTGTTTAATCTTCTCGTTCATCAATATCTTCCCATACTTTTAATTGTCGTTCCCACCGTTCCATCATACGAATAAAATCTTCACGGTTGGCATGTAACGCAAACATATCACCAGTGAACATGGCAGCATCAATCTCATCAATTGCTCCCTGTTCTAACCTACAATACATATTCATTGCTCGTTGTGCGTTTATTTCATTCATTTCTTAAACTCCATATATGGTGCAATGTCATTATCAAAAATCTGTGCCATCTGTTTATGTAAGGCTTTGCGTTCATCATCGGTCAATCCGGATGCAAACGGGTAAGGACCAAATTCGCCGGTAGTTTTTGGTAAACCATAATCATGGCGAAAGGTCATACACATATTATGGATGATTGATTCTCTATTTTTCATCACTCTCACTCAAAAATCGTTTAGTAACTTCAATTGGAAAATCAATCAACAATTTCCACAAAAATACAAATGGTGCCATAATAATGATTACAAGGCCTTTGCACCATAATCTAACATTCCATAAAAACTTATACATCATATCAAACCTCCATATATTTCAATTCAAACTCTTGTGCTCGTTGTTCATACTTGACATAACCACGAGGATTACAAACCACCCTTGTTTCACCCATCATATAATCTGATACATTGTGCATATGACCATGAGTCCACAATTTGATTTGTGGCCTATCCATAATAAACTCAGATAAATCAGAAGCAAAAGCTCCGTTCATCAATGTATCATGTTTGAACCACTCAGCAACACTATTAAATGTTGGTGCATGATGTGTGCATACCACAAACTTCTTAGACTTATCATCAACGGCATACTTAATATAATCCAACATCTTATCATGGTCTTGCATAGAATCTTCTACCGAGAACTTAGATGATTTCTCATAGTGGTCAACTCTTTCAACAACCAAATTACCATCAGAATCTTTCAAGTGCATACCAGAACCATCAGGATTCTTGGCATAGATTACATTCTTGTGGTGTGTGGTACGATTACTATTCTTGATTAACCTAAAGTCATTCATACGCTGACCACAATGCCACAAGGTCAACGAATCACCTTTATTCATATCAGTCCATAATGTACCACCAACAAAGGTGATGCCATTATGTTCCCATGTTTCTTTTTCAAGTAAGTGGACATTAGGTAAATCAGCCAACTCAGCTTTCAATCTATCATATGTTTTGGCAATATCAAAATCGTATGATTCGTGATTTCCAAGAACATATACCACATGAGAAAATTGAAACGCACAACGGCGAAAAAAATCCTTAACTTTTGCTCGTTCTTTTGGTTTGTGTTTGAAAACTTTAGCTGTGCAAATATCACCCGATAGAATCAGAACTTCCGCATTTTGTTCGTTTTTAAGAAAAATGTCTCCAAATTCCAAATGTAGCTAAAGGTCGGAAGCAACTGCAATACGCAAGCTTCCGACACCTTTTCCTTTCATAATCATAATATTTTCCAATCTTTATATGTTATACCGTGGTTAATCATGTCTGATACACCACCCCTATTAATATTATATGTGTTATAAAAATCATATCTAGTGGACTTTATACAAATACCAGATTTTACATTATAAAACAAATATTCATTTTTATCAAACCTGGAATTGTTTCCACCAGATTGGTCATTCTTTTTAAATTGTTCACTTCTAATCTTTTTTAATTCATTTGCTTTTTCAAAACCATAAAGTTCTTCATATGATTTACCAGTAAACCTTTTTTTGGCTCTATCAGAACTATCTTTCTTTACTTTATCGCTGTGTGTTTTACCAAACATTCCATTAGATTCACCAAATAATATAGGACCACGATTACCTCCTGATGATGTGTTCAATCCATTTATCATAGAATTATGTTCCTTAATGAAATATTCTTCCATTACATTCAAACAATGTTCACCATCTTTTGACCTATAAATTACTTCCCATTCAAAGTTATTCCAACCATATTTTTTAATGGCATTATAAAATTTAATGTTGTTATTTTTTTGTGATTCTCTTTTGTGGTCTTTTTTGCGCTTAGGCCAATTAGAATCAAAACCAATATAACATTGATTGGTAATGATACAAGTAGCCTTATAGATAGAATAAATATTCATGCTGGCATAGTCCTTCTATGTTAGAGTAGGTGGGATCCCCCGATCCGTGACCTACACCTATTTATGCCATTTTCTGCATATTAATGACAAACTAAAATACTATCCTTGGTACCAGTACCAATAAACTGACGCCAGCAATTACCCTCTTTAACTGGTCGCACATATCCTTCTGCCTTGGGACCAGGCATAACTTCTACACTTGGTTTATCTTTTGGCCAATTGGCCCATGCACCAGCAATCACCAATACTGCAACAATAACCAATATGATTCTATCAAAGCTCATTTCTTTTCCTTATTTTTCATAATCAAGTAAGTAATAAGGCTTCCCATTACATAACCAAAAGAATATGTGTAATACCAATCTGATAATATAAATTCCCTCATTTCTCTTGTGCCTTTCTTAGTATTGCTCTAGCAAAATCAAACAAATTTACATTGCTAGTTTTTTCCCAATGTTCATCAATAACAATTCTTATTTCCTCATCTGTTAGTGTCTTTGCTTGTGACATATATTTTCCTAGCAATGTTTGCAGTTCTAAATTTCTTTCAATTCTTTGTTTAATTAGTTCATGTAATGCTTTGTTTTCTTTCTCTAATTCCGCTATGCGGTCTGTTAGTGTCTTTGCTGGATGGGTGTAGAGTGGTGTTACTGACCATTCTTCTGCCTCAACTTCTGCCATATCAGGTTCACTAAAAGTAAATTCATGCCAAGTTTGTGCTTGTATCATCCACGCTACTGGTTCATTTTTCATTTTCATTCTTCACTTGTTCACTATGTTTACATTTGCCTCTATATGCAAAACCCACACAATTACAACTATATTTCCCATCAATCTTTTCTACTGTATATTCTTTGCCTGAATCCGACTTGACCATGAATATATTAATATTGTTTGCAACTGGCGGTGGTGCCAACACAATGGTAGCACCATACGCTTCCAATGCCTCATGTTTCACCTTGATAAACTTACGGCGGCGATTATCAAGCGGCAATGGTTTATGCAATATCACCAATTCATCATTACTTGCCTTGGCATAGGCCAATATATTGGACTTACCATCGAACAAGTATGTATGGTTAGGCACCACAAACTCATTATTGTCCCACACAGTTACTTCCTTATATGCACTAATTCCCATTTTTCAAATCCTTTATTTCAGCATCTAATGCCATATCAAGCATACCCATAAACAATTTTTCTTTTTCTGCTTTCAACGCCTCTATTTCAGCTTGTTGCTGGCGTATTATTGTTTCAGCCCTATACAAAATTCCATAATCGCAATACAAAGGTATTCGATGTCTGTTTTTAAGTAATTTTGCTATAAGATTTAAATCATAAGCCAAGTCATTTGCGTTCATTTTGTCCAATCTTTTGTTGATACTAAGCCAATCATACTGGCAGGATATGGTTCTTCTTCCATACCAAAATGCTTACGGATTTCATTCCGCTCAATGAGTGGCATATCCACAACATACAAAGCTTCCTCAATCGCCAATTGTGCAAACTCAATCAAATCTTCTTTGGTATACATGGCATAATCATCCATCTTGGACTGTTCCAACAACTTCTCTAAATTTTCGTAATCATTCATTATTCAACTCCTTGATGTTTTTTAATAACTGGCGCCCATGTATCACGCCACATCCTTAGAAAGGCAATTTCATCGGCAGCTTCTTCTAACAAATCGGCAATTCTATCGGGCTCATTATTCTGAACCGATTTACGGGTGGTAATCTGCCTACGAATTTCTGCACGCTTATGTAAACGGTACACCAAGTCATTTTCATTAATCAAACTCATTTTATAACCTTTGTGGTTTTTAATGCTGTGACTATACCTTCTAATGCTGATGCAGGAGAAATCAATCCACAAATAGCAATTGATAATCCCCACACAAAAAATCCCACTCTTGATTTAATCTCTTTAATCATATACCACACCACCTAATTTGTTTATAATCACCTGTTAATACATTACCACGACCAAAGTTCCGTGCCGGTGCATTCCAACCTGCTGATTTTAATATATCACCAGTTTTGAATTTCTTATCATCACTCATCATTACCCAAGAATGAGAACTCCGTTGGAATCCACTTATTGCACCATGCGTCATAATAATATGAGCATACTTACGGCCAAACACATAAGAGAATTCGGTATCACCACTATAACCATTTTGGTTATAATTATCTTGTAGATGCTTGACATACTCTTTAATACTTGAATCTAAATCATTATTAGGCACCATAATAAACTCCTCTCAAAAATGCCTCACGCTCAATCCTGTTCCGTTGCATATCACGGTCACTAAACTTGTAAATATCAAATGCCTTAGCATCACGCTTACGGGTAGATGATTGAGAACGATTAGGACGGGGACCTCTAAACATTACATAATACTTGGTATAATCAATATACGGTTTCAATAAGCCATACATTGAATACGGTACGCCTTTGTATGATGACCTGAAACCTGTTGGTGCTTGATAATCTGCCAAAAACATATGCATCTTAATTTCTTTTTCTTTATAATTCATATTATCTCACAAAGGTGTGGAAGGTATTCTCATAAAGCTCCACGATAGTATCATTGGTCAACTCACGATAATTATTCTCTAACAACTTTTGCACTAACGGGAAAAGCTCCGCTTTCTTGAGTTTTTTAATGTCAAGCATATCTTCAGCAATCAATTCTGAAATAAAGTGGTCAATTTTTCTACTCATCATCCATTTCCCAAATATCTGGTTCACCATCAACATCACCGAAATACTCTAAATTCTTTAGGTTACAATCACGGTCATTTACAATATCATTGGCTTCATCTTTTGATGATGCTTCAACGATTGTATCAACATAATACCACTTACGAACTGAATATTTCATATATTCTCCAAAAAGATGAGGACTTACATCCGACAGAATGCCTCATTCAACCATTATACTGATAGGTTTATGATACGGCTATCATATTCCATAAAACTTACTTGGTGTGGTACAAACACAATACGACCAACACGATTTTCTTTATCTGATACTGTTTCATACTTTTCAAACTTGTCCGCCGTTGCGGTAATCTTAAAACAATTATAACCAGGTTCTGTGCAATTTACTTCTTCCACAATACCTTCAACAAATGCATCATCACGACCTGCCATTGGTTTAAAATCATATGCACGGATAATATCACCAACTTTTGCAATATTTGTAAATTTCATATATTCTCCAATCAATTAATACAACCATTATACAGGTACCAGTTTATACCTCAAGCATTTTGTCATATTACCGCTTATAAACTTGGTCCTTACTTTTGATAATGTTGTATCCAAACAACAATCGTTGCTCCACAAACAACTCGGTAATCGGTTGATAATCTTCAAAACCTTTTTGAAGTGATTTTAATTCAAGTACCACAAATTCCCATTTACTCATTATTTCATCTCCTCAATACCTAGAATAATACCAGTTTTACAATATACATGGTTGGCATATTCAATCGCCATTTCCAATGTTTCAAATACATCACCATCACAAATATAACCCATAATCATTTTCCTTTATTATGTAATATTAAGCGGCCAATTTTAACTGTAAAACTGGATACTTAACGAAACCGCTAGTATCTTTTTTGGCTTTGCCTTTGGCATACAAACCAACCACAACACCTTGTGGATCCAAGAAGCGGAGGTCGCTCTCATCACCGTTAAAAACTGGTAAACCAAGATAGGTATCAGGCATTGGTAATGTTTTCTTAATACCAAAAACTGCAGCAACATTATAACCTTGTTTAATTGCTTCTCGGACATCCAAATCGTTACCATCCTTAGCACTAAATGTAAGTGAGTAGTTAGCAATATGGTTAATTTTGCGACCTAAAACGGCTGTATAGTCATAAAATACAACCTCTGGGAAAGCACGGAAGATATTATCGTAAACAATACCGTCCTTGGTCACTTGATACTTTTCAAAACTAATATCGGAAGTACCATTTAAACGGAATACAGGGATAAGACCTTTTTTCTCGCTTTGTTTAATCGCCAATTTAATATCACCAACCAATTGGGTCATAAACACTAAACGATTATCATAGAATAATTGAGTTTTACGGATACGAGCCTGCTGGATAGTGTTGGTATTCTCGCCACGCTTAAACATACCGCCACGACCGGCAGTATTAAGGCAGGCAGAGATACAACCTGGAGTAGCCTTAGGACAGGTATTATGACCAGATAATGAGGCGGGCGCCAAGTGTAGAATGTAGGTATTATAACCTTCCTTCATACCCTTGAGAGTTTTTGGATTACCAACGGATAATAATTTCATAATATATGCTTTCTCTTAAAAATTTCAATCAAGATTACCACTAAACTACTCAATAAAATACCATTATACAGGCATTGGAATATACCACAATCAATCTGGCACATTCCAATAACTATTATTGGCCGATACTTCCACAAGTGTTGTATCGGGACAACATAACCACCATGACTTCCTTATAGATAAAAATGGTAATAAACCACCATCATTATCATATTAAAGGTAAATAAAACACCAGTAAATAAACAACCTAATATAACCAGATTATATACTTTTCTCATTTTAATCCTCTCACAAAACCAACCACCATAATATTAGAGATAATAAACAACGATAATAATACCATATTAACACTCCTCGTAAATATCTACATCAACATTATCCAAAAAACTCATAAACTCCTGATTATATGCAATAGGATCCATTTCTTTAAGAATATCAGAAGGAGAGAATGTATAACCAGATATAATAACATCACCATGTAAATCATCAAACCAGTAATTAAAATCTTCCTGCAAACGCTTAATGTTACTCATATAATACCTTTCTATAATATAATACCGAATAATAACCACTAATATACTACTAATATGATGAGATAATAACTCTATATTACTTTTGGTTATAACCTCGCAATACCACTCGCAACCTAGGTGCTATGAATGGCTCTTAGTTTGTTCCTGTGATCCTCCGTTAATCCTAGTGGTAACCAAACTGGTTATCCGAAGCATTCTCAGAAAATCACACAAATTAATACCGTTTAATATCAACAGCTTAATAATATTACTAATGGACTCGGTATATAACAGAGCCCACTATAATACTACTAATATACTCTATATGATTATGATGCTAATTTAGCCTGTAATTTAGCGAGTTTATCTTCAGCCGCTTTAATAGCTGCCATTACTTTCGCTTTCTTTTCATTCTCTCTATTCTGTTTAATGAGAACCTTATTATTCTTCTGGATAATAACGGACTGCTTAATGGACTCTTTTAATTCTTTAACGAGGTTACGCTTAGCGGATAATGATAATGAGTTAATGTCGAATGTAGTCATAATGTAATTCCTTTATATAATGGTAATAATGAGATAATGTATTGCTTAGTTAATGCTTATAATGATATAATACTGGATGCAATGGTTAATGGCTTGATTTTCTTGCGGGATACTCTGGATTTAATAGTACCGCCATTATTAATAAAGGCGAGAATATCCTTTTGGATTTGAATATCGGCAAGTAATCGAGCATTTTCTACGGGATTATTAATAGATTTACCAGTAAAACGCTGAGCGATAATATTACATTCAGCCAGCTCGGACACGGTTGCCACTACAGGCTTACGGGTGCGCTTGAGAGTAGGCTTATTGAGCTTCAGGTCGTGGTTGACCCTTGCCAGCATCTGCTTCAATTCCGTGATAGATAAACCAGATAAATCCATGAAATCTCCTAAAAAGTGTTGTATCCGAACAACGGTCTGGAATTAGATCCGTTTTCATTCAATAAAACCAGTATACAGGAGTTGGTGGAAAGGTCAAGCGATAATTTTGAGCCGTTTGGTGGTGGGCGCGGAGAGTAGTATAGCGGACTGGTCAAGTATTATGGCGAGAATGAGCAGCCGTGTGGACACTTGATGGGAGAGGCGAAAACCATGCAAAAAAACACTAGGACTCACAGTATAAGAAAAAAGCTGGTGGTGGTCAAACTGTTGATTCAATAACTTTTTTTCTAACCGATTTTTTGAAATCCTAACTTTTTTTCCTGGAGGATTTTTTCCTGGTACCCTTGATGACTGGAACCTTCTTCTTATATACTTTCTCTCTAGGTTTTTCCACAAGGTTACCCTTAGAGTCGATTACCATAGTTTTATAGTCCTTACAGTCTTGCATATAACTCCCATAGTTTATAGAGCCCATACAGAATACCTCCGAGTACCATCCATGGTAACGACCATATCAATACTCTAACAGCCACTACAATGGCCACTATGGCAATGACTGAGCCAATGATATAGGGAATCGTAATGGGCCAGAGATACATTATGATACCAAAAGGAATCAGAAGTAATAGAGTTAGGAATAGAGAACCATCTACACTACCTCCTGAGTAGGCCTTAGAGGTTCTTCTGGTTTTTGTTATTTTACTTCCACCAGTAGTCTTAGAGGTTGTCTTAGTCCATCCACCACCCATAGGAGTGGTATAGGTGGTTCTTATCTTACCGGTCTTATTATTAAATGATACTGTCCGTCTACTAGATTGTTTAGAAGGTTTGGTCGAGTAAGATTCTGTTCGACCATGTGTGGAGGATAGTGTAGTTGTCCTTCTACTACCATTACCAGTTTTCTTCGAGGTTCTCTTACGAACGGTCATTCTGATAGTTCTCCATAGATACTAAGACTTCCCAATGGTTCTTGACGTAGACTTCGAATTGCTGAGTGGTCTCGTTATATCGCATCTGTCCGTTTACTGGTGTTACGAACCTTTCGGTCGGTAGAAACGGAACGATAGGTTGTTCTGGAGGAAGAAACTCGAAATCTCCAAGGTCTTTGGCGACCAACGGAGCAAATGGAATTGCTGAGAGGAGTCCTATAAAAGAACGTCTGGTTAGCTTCACTTAAATGTACCACTCTGAGTAAAGATATGCGTAGTCATGTTGGTCTCGGCATTGTATACTGCTTCTCCACCAGAACCAGTGGGTTTACCTGGATATCGAATAATGACTGAGCCTGACGGATAGAAAGAACCTGATTCGGCATCCATTTCGTATGGAGTGGTATTAAGTGGTATCGGTGGAGATTCTGAGATTGCTTGGAGAATCTCTGATTCGCTGAGCCACTCTTTAGGAGGCTCGTGGAAAATCTTCCCAAACCCCGAGGAAGCGTGGAAAATCGCTGGAGAAACTGAGAGGAATTTAAGGAAGGATCTTCTTTTAAGTGTCGCCATGTTGCGTTTCGTGTTCTAAGATGTTTCCGTCAAGAATCATGTTGTGGCGTAATGTGTATCGTTCTACTGCGTTTTTGGCATGGCGAGCATTGATATAGTTACCAAGATATTCGTCTTTACCAATAACCACAAAGGAGGTGCAAGATGACCTATTACCGGACATACCGATTCTGGATACTTCACCGACTATTCTACCGGTCTGAACTTCAAAGTATAGATGGTTACCGGCTATCTGTCCATCTTCCCAAGCATAATCTGTTATCATAATGTTGCTCTGCAATAAAACTAAGTATAAATACTAATATAATCAAAATCCACCAAAAGTGGAACTCTCTAAAAAATCTCAAAAGGAAAAACAATGGAACTCATCAGATACTTCTTTCTTGCACTATGCAAAGCACGTTATGCGGCTGACTTAGCTCGCAATGGTCAAATCAAAAGAGCACAGGCACTTTACAGAGATTAATCTTTTGTAGGTGTAACAAGTGTGCAAACAAACTTCTCATCACACCTCTCCATAGAACCATCTTGTGTATTCATACGGATGATATAGTCTTGGTGTGATGAGAACATAAACTTGGCATTATCGTTAGCTGGCATGGTTACCTGATAACCTAGTAATACACACATCAAAGCAGTTAACGCAATCATTTATTCTTCCAGTTAAATCCTAAAGCTTTATATAAAATTTTCTGTAACCAAGTGGGTTCTTTTCCCATACCAACCCTAACTCCACCAATCGATAATGTTCCCACAGAATCGGTGGGTTCTACTGATAGTGTCGGTGCAATAGTGGTCGTCCAAGTTGGTGATGATGCCAAGGTAATACCTGTTGCACCACTAACAGTCAAACCTTTTGGTTCTCTAGTATCACATCCAGCATAATTCAACTCCAAATCAATCTGTTCCGTTAATGGAAAGAAAAATTGAATCTCTTGTTGGCGATAATCAAAATCTCTACATACAGTTCTTTTAAAAAAACCTTCATCATTGATAAACGGATCAGTCAGCATCTTTATACTCCACGGTTAGTCCTAAGAAACCCTCTACCATGGCAATCGCCAAGAATAGACACCACACATATCCAATCTGCCGGTCAGTAAATATATCCCAATAGGATAGAGCAGTCATTATCATAACAATGACAAAAATAATCAGGTAGATAATAAACCAACCAATACCAAAGGGTTTAAAATGTTCTTTCACAGTTTGGTACCCCATAGATATTTCTCCCAATCACCTTTGGTACATTCTTCATACTTAACAGTATAACCCATTTTCTGTTCAAAGGCAAGCCAAGACTTCATTCGATGACCAGGTGAATAGATGGTAAACTTCGTATCACCTTGACTGGCAATAATTCGATAATAACTATCACGGTTAATTGGAGTTTCTTTTGGTTCTGGTCTAATGAAATCTTCTATCGTCACTTTGCCATCCAATATACTAGTGTTGTTCTTGGGTAATCATAGACATCCACGGGATGAAATGCTGCATGGTAGAACTCTGCTGGGAATATAATCAGACGATTGGGGGCCATTCTGGCATAATCTAACATTTCCCAATCTTCCATATTCGGCCAGTAATCATCACCATTTTCAAACGGAGCGTTCTGATTCTTCTTATCAAAGAAAGCAGTACCACCAAATGATTCTTCAGGAGAGTTTAGATATACCAGACAGGTGAATTGGGAATTTGTTACAGTTTTGTCTGAGTGTGGAAAAGCATAGTCGGCTCTTCTAGGTTCTATTTGTTTGAACCAGTTTACTCCGATTGTATCACCTAAGTGATGTGTATTGACCTTGAAGTGTTCTTTGATTAGGGATTGAGTTCTTTCAAACATCTCCGTTTGGAGTGCAGGAAAAGAAATACGACAATCATAATAATCTAAAAAGTTTCTGCCTTCTTCTGTATACTTCCAATTACCTGCTGGAGTAGAACCAATGATTTCTCTAATGGTATCAAAGTTATCAAAGAAATTATCTACTACGAGGACTGGCGCATGGCCGACCCATATTAGATTTGTCTTTACTTTCTCTGATACCTTAAAGACTTCATTATGTAAAAATGGAAACATTAGTCCTCAAAAATCAATACTACATCATCCTCATTGACAATGAAATAACTTTCTCCATCAAACTTGGTTGCAACGGCTTTGTTCCAGTTAGGAAGAATTACTTGACCTTCTTCAATCAGAGTAACCTCACTACCAACTTTCAATACAGTAGCCTTATTAACTTCGGCTGGATCCGCAGATTTGAGAATGATACCAGAAGATGTGACCTTCTCTTTCTCAATAACTTGGACAATAATATTTTTCTTAATAGGTTTTAACATCATTCTCTTTCTTTTTTCTACATTCATCAATCACTCTAGGTGGAACATCTGGATGCCAACCACCAACTAACATATCACAATTATAACGGACTATCTCTGGAATGTCAAACGCTTTATGGTAATCATCATCAGAAATATAACCATATAACGTTGAAAAACCCAATATTAAAAATACCAGTTTAACTGATTCTGGAATTCTATAAATCCATGTCATTGTATTTGCCCTTTCAATTGGGCAATAATATCCTCTATCTCACGGCGGATAGGATTGTTATATGGAATCCAAACTTTAATATGTTGTAATAATCTCAATAAATTTTGGTTGTCCATCATTCTTCATCATACTTTAAAAATTTAATTACGGGTAATTTGTTTGCAACTTCGATGTAGGCATCTCTTAGTGTTGGTGCGACAACACGACAATTAAAGATACCATCTTCAATGATTATATCAAAGGGTGCATAACCAACAAAAGATTCATCCACAATGCATCTGATGTACCAAGCTTTGGCTTC